TTATGCATCTTCTGCCGCCACATTGCCGCCATTGAACGCCGCCAGCGGGTTGAGCGTCACCGCCTCTTCGAGGTGATCGGGAGCGAAGTGGGCATAACGCATGGTTTCACGAATATTGGCATGGCCAAGGATGCGTTGCAGCACGAGGATATTGCCGCCATTCATCATAAAGTGCGAGGCGAAGGTGTGGCGCAGAACGTGGGTTTTCTGCCCCTCGGCAAGGGCAAGAGAGGTGGTGGCCAGCATGCGGGTAAAGTCGGGATAACAGGGCTGAAACAGCGCCCCCTCGAGCGGAGCCAACTCGTCGAACAGCCACTGCGGGATCGGCACGGTGCGGTTCCTGCCGCCTTTGGTTTTAACAAAGGTGAGCTTATTGGGTGACAGCTGCGTGCGGGTGAGGGATTCAGCTTCGCGCCAGCGCGCGCCGGTGGCGAGACAAATTTTCACCACCCGCGTTAAATCGACATTGCCGAAACGGGCACAGGCCGCCAGCAGTTCGGCGATCTGCGCCTGCGTCAGCCAGCTCATCTCGCGCTCTTTTTCGCGAAACGGACGCACGCTCTCCAGCGGATTGGGCAGCGACCACTCACCCAGCCGCGTAAGCTCGTTAAACACCGCGCTGAGATAGTGCTGCTCGCGATTGACGGTGATGGGCTTCACTTTCCACTTTGCCGGGTCCGGCGTGTAGCCATTGTCGATCTCACCGCTCAGGCGCTTATCACGGTAGTGCGCCCAGGCTTTCGCCGTCAGCTGCGCGGCGATGGGATCGCCCAGCCCGCGGCAGACAATCTCCAGCTTCGCCAGCCGCGATTTGCTCGCCGCCAGCGACTGACCGTGCAGCTTGTACCACAGCGCAATCAGCTCGCTTAAGCGGCGGCGGTCGGCCTTCTCGCCGAGCCAGGGTTTCTCCTCCGCTTCCCGCTTCGCCCACGTCTCAAAGGCTTCCGCTTCGCCTTTGGTGGCGAACTGTTTGCGGATGCGCCGCCCGTCACGCCCCTGGGGATAGACTTCGCAGAGCCACTTTCCGCTCTTCTGTTTGCTGACCGTCATTGCCGCTTACACATGCTTTTCCAGCGTAAAGAGCACCACGCCGAACGGCGCGATCTCCGCTACGCCACACTCAAAATCGACCGCGTTATTGCTCAGGCGCACTTTGCCACCGGGCAAGCGCACGACATCAAAGACATCCAGCGCGTCATCAATGCCAATCACCCAGCGCCCGTTGCCAATCTTCTGCGCAGCGGTATCCACCAGCCAGCCGGCATGCAGCCCGTCAATAAAGCGCAGGCTATCGGTGGCGGCAGGAGCCAGCGAGGGATCCAATACCCAGACGCCCGCCTCTTTCAGCTCGCCCGACTCATGGCGGAATTTCGGAATGGTAATAACAGCATCGTTCTGCGCAGCAGCCGGTGCCGGGTACATCTCTCCCTGGCCGGTTGCCAGCCACTTCAGCGAGACGCCGGTATCCAGCGCGCAGGTGACGACCACATCACCGGGGAAGAAGTCGCGGCGCACCCAGGTGCTGATGGTGCCTGAAGAGATATCGAGCAAATCGCCCAGATCTTTTTGCATCTGGAAGCCATAGGCATCAAGAATGCGACGCAGCACCGGGCGTCCGCCCGCCGAGAGGATCTCCTCATACAATGCCTTGCCTTTTACCTGCGGCTTCTCAACCAGATTCGCATTTGCAAACTCACCATTCACCAGCCAGTGCAGATCCGCGCCGGTATCGAGCGCGCATTTGACCACCGCTTTATAGGGCACGCTTTCCCGCTGGATCCAGCTGCTGATATTGTTCGCCGGCACATCCAGCGCCTCGGCAAGCGCTTTCTGACTGGATACGGAGTAGGACGCTGCAATGCGATCCACCACATCCTGAACACTCATCTTGTTTTCACTCATGGACACCAACATCGAAAAAGTGATTTACACAATCGCATTTGCGATTTATATTGCTGTTCATCGACCAAAATGCACAGCAGTGCACTACATTTCAAACAACAGGAGATAATGCGATATGTCAGATGCAAAATCAATGCCGTCGCATCCGTTATCCGGCTCTCAAATGCAATTCAGCACCTTTTCACATGGGCAGATGGATGAGCTGATGTCCGCCCTGCTGCCGGCGCTGCAAACCCTGATCCGCTCGGCGATGTCTGATGCGATGACGGTGAAGGATTTCGCCGCAATGCGCGGTATCAGCGAGCGTCTGGTGTGGCAGTGGCTCGATGAAGGGGTGCTGCTCAAAGCGCCAACCCGCGAGCATACCGACGCCGGTAAACGCAGCCGCACGCTGATTAACGTCAAAGCCTGGCGCGATAAATTAACGCAGCAGGCTATCGACTGCCGTTACATCGACCGGCGCTCCGCCACCTCATTCGGTTAATTTTGCATTTGCGAGTTCACGCTCACGCAGGAGGATCTATGGTGATCACCTCACCTGCCGCCAGCGCACCGCTGAGTGCCGGCGAGCGGCTTACCGGGTTAAACCACATCAGCGAGCTACGCGGCCGCCACTGGGGCGACAGCTGGAGCGAGGTGGCGCGCTTTATCGACGATATGCGCGACAGACGCGACGAGCAGTATGAGGCAAATGCCCGGGCGCTGGCGGCGATCTTCTTTCTCGCCCGCGTACCCACTGCCCGCCAGGCGCTCGACCCGCAGCAGCTCACCCTCGAGGAGAAGCGCGCGCTGATCGCTGCCATGAACCACTTTCGCGTCGTTGTCAGCCTGTTTCCGAAACGGCTAACCATGCCGCTTTAACCCCAACTTTCAAACCAAGACGTCAACCCGTCGGGCATCCCTTTGCCCAAATTCAGGAGAATTACCATGAGAAAGACCGCGATTCACTCCCCCGCCCGCAGTGGCGATGAAGTCACGCTGCTGCTGGCTGAAGCCCGCAATAACGAACGCCTGCGCTGCGCCGGTGCCGTTTCTGCCCGCCTTGATACGCTGGCGAGCTTTATTGCCTCCCAGCGCCTCGACTGGAGCGACGCCGCCGAGCTGTTGCGCCAGGAGGCGACCCATATCGATAACCAGGCGCTGGAGCTGCACTGATGGCCGATGAAATGGATGGCGTTCAACAACGCGAAATGGAGGAGCGCGAGCGGCATATCCTGCACGCCCGCCGCCGTTTACTCCTCCCTTCACGCTTAACCTGCGAATGCTGCGACATGCCGATCCCCGAGGCGCGTCGCATGGCGCTGCCGGGCGTGACCTGCTGCGTCAGCTGCCAGCAGATCGCCGAACTGAAAGATAAGCACTTCAGGAGAGGATAAGTGGCTGTCAGCCTGGCTTACCCCTGGAACGCGCCGCGCAGCGCTATCGCCAGCCCCTACCTGACTCACGCCGAACAGCACCGCCGCAATCAGCATATTGCGGCGGTGCTGCAGGCGCGTCATGCACTGGCCCTTCAGCCCGCCTGCGTGCGCCTCTCCATCAGCCGCACAGAGCAAGCGCTGGAAAAGGCGCATGGCGCTGCGCGGACGCACGCCTTTCTGCTGCGCTTCGCCAGGCAAACCCTGCCACGCCTGAAGGCAGTGAATGCCCGCTACCAGATCGATTGTTTGCAATCACGCGTCTCAAAGGCAGTTTTCAATGGCCATTTTGATACCGCTTTCCAGCAGGCGCTGGCTGGCCGGCTAGTCGATTTGGTTAACCGCTACAACCAGCTAGCGGACTGCAACCGGGCCAGCGTCGACCGGCTGGCGGAAGATATCGCCCACTTTATCCGTAGCGAGCTGGCGGATATTGATGCCGATGAGCAGACCGAGCTGAAAACCCTGCACCGCTGGTATCACCACGCTGGTCTTATCGCCCTGCAATTTAACGTCACCCCGCCGCACTGGCAGCGCGTGACGCAACACCGCGTCTGCGCGGAGGATCTCGCCCCGGCGGTGATCCGTCTTTTCAGCGAGCAGTGGTGGCGCGGTCATCTTCGCCGCGCCGCCGCCCAGTGGCGCGAACATCTGCACATCGCACTGGGCGTGGTGAGCCGGAAAACGCAGCCCTACGCCAGCCGGGACTGCATCACCACCTGGCGCGAGCAGAAGCGCCGCCACCGGGCATTTCTCAAAAGCATGGAGCTGGAGGATGAAGAGGGAAACCGCATCAGCCTGCTTGATAAGCATGATGGGTCGATAGCCAACCCGGCGATCCGCCGCTGCGAGCTGATGACGCGCATTCGCGGTTTCGAAACCATCTGCCAGTCCCTTGGCTACGTCGGTGAGTTTTACACGCTGACCGCGCCTGCCACCTTTCATGCCACCTCTCATACCGGGCATCGTAATCTGAAATGGAACGGCGCCAGCCCGGCGCAAACCCAGGGGTACTTCACCCGCCTGTGGGCGCGCATTCGC